TAATTTTAAAATTTAATCATTTTCTTATGACAAAGTAAAAAATGCGCCCTTAGATGGAATCGAACCATCTTCTCTACGATACTGGTCGGAGCTTTAAATCTGCGTATGTAGCGCATTACCTAATTGCTTTAAGGGCATATAACTCAACGACTTATCACAAGCAGTTGAGAAATAAGATATTAAAATAATAAATAAAAAACACCTAAAAAGTGTCTATAACAAATAAAGCACTACTACTTTCACAAGCAGAAGTACATAGATAAAAAAAATCGCAGTAGTTCTAGACTGACTCGAACAATCTCTAAGAGAACCAAAATCTCTTGTGCTACCGTTACACCATAGAACCATTTTAAAAGGCATGCTATTCTCACGAACAATATGCCTTTCGATAATAACTAAAAACTAATAAACCTTACTTTTGTATCACCTAAAAATATAATGGTGCAGAGTGCCAGACTCGAACTGGCGACCTCTAGGATATGAACCTAGCGAGCTACCAACAGCTCCAACCTGCGATGTGCAGCCTATCTTCACAGACGAGCTGCATTTATTTATGTTAAAATCGATTTTCAGTTTCGCTGAGTTCTTGCAATCTCACCAAAACAATTCAGAAACTTATTGGAGATACTATCGGATTCGAACCAATATTTCCATACGATAAGAACGGTATCTTCTAGTTATATGACGTGCTTCCGATTGCACCAAATATCTCTTTGTTATTATTTAATTAAAGTATTGAGCAAGAATACCACTTACACCATACCTTGTGTTTTATGTATCTAAAACCATGGAACTTTCTGTCGTTTGTGAATGCCACGATATTAATCGTTTCCGTATTCCCGATACAGCTAGCATTGACGTTCCGTTGACACTCCATACATATTATAAATATCTTACACGTAAGATGGCAATAATACATACTTCGGCTAGAATACTACATAGCAAACGATACAGACCTATATTATGCCCTTTGCTTGTGCTGATGTTTCAACATAGTTCATCGGTATAGTCTATGTAATATCTGTTACTGACTAGTCTTTCGTATGTCGTGCGTCCTTTTCGCCAGGTCACGGCATCCATCGATGCTCTCCGGCTACTTCTTTTCCACGCATACTATTCTGTGCGTCAATATATCAAAGAACTCTTCTCTAGCTTTCAGTTTCACCACTTGTAGTGATAATCTGATTCTAAAAGAATTTCGGTAACGGCAGGACTCGAACCTGCGACCTATCGGTTAACAGCCGACCGCTCTGACCAACTGAGCTACGAAACCATATTGGGCGAGCACAAACGAACCAGCATTTACTCGCCCATTTACCACGCTTGGTAAGTATAAAACAAAATTTCTCAATATACACGATTTAATATACACGATGGCTTTCAAGCAGATTATCTATATCGCTTGCGAGGAAGAATGCAGAGTGACCTATCATGCAGTGTGGTAGCTTTCCGCTCTTTCTCAATTCAACGATGAATGACTTTCCCATACCTATGTATGATGCAGCTTCATCAGTTGATAGCCATTTCTTAGCAATCCTTTCGACTACTACTTTCTTCTTCGGTGTTGCCATTTTATTATTCTCCTATTATTTTTTAAGCATCCTTTGCAGAAATGCTTTTTCGTTCTCTAGGCATTGCACTCGTTCTTCGAGCCTTGCCTTTTCAATTCGCAATTGTGTTGCGTCATCTATCTGACCTATCATTACAGGAGCATCACCCTTTCCGTAGGCGAGCCATTGTAAATCAACCTTTAGGTTAGAGCAAATAGCCATCATAGCTGCCTTGGTAAAATTCTGCTTACCTCTTAGCATCTTTGATAGGTTAGAACAATCGAGACCAACATCAATCGAAAACGACCTTGTGGACTTATATTTGCCCAACTCTATAACCTTTGCAACCCTCTGACGAACATCTTCCTGATTGTATTCTATCTTCATTATTTCTCTTCAAATAACTATATTTAACCAAAAAAGTTTGGTGGAACGAAGTTAAATAACTATCTTTGCAGTGGATAAATAGCTTAGACGGTGTTTTAAACTCCGTCCCACCTTTTTCGTCTATCAGTGTTGTAACTGATTAACGATTGCAAAGGTACGAAAATAACCACAAATAACCAAATATTTCGATGAGAAAGTTTTGTTATTCTTGGTTATTTAACCTTTGTTCACGAAAGATGGCGCATAATGTGTAATTTCTAAACAGATTTTAAGAATTATGAATGATATTGCGAAGAACTTAAAGTTTTGCTTCGACATAAGTAAATTCAAGTCGATGTCTCAGTTTTGCAAGGTGATAGACATAGACCAAGCTAATCTTAATAAAAAGATGAGCGAAAGCAATACCAAGTATTCTTTCACCAAGAATGATATTCAAAAGATTTGCTACAATCTAGGTCTGAGAAAAGAATGGCTAGTAAATTCTGATGGCGATATGTTTGATGATAAAGCTGCCGTTAGTCCAAGTGACTGGGTTTTTGGTAAAGATAGAACACCTAATATAAATATGGTGAACGAGGATAATGCCCACCACAATAAACAGATAATTGGAGATTCCTCTGAGAGTGAGATTAATCTGTTGCGTGAACAGTTGGCAGACCTACGCAAGCAAATTGAGAGCAAGGATGAGCAAATTAAGCAGTTAATGGATTTGCTTGCAAAGAAGTAGGAATGCAAGCAATATGCAAGCGAGTTAATTATCAAACAACCACAACATTATAAATATCAAAAAGTTATGGCTGATATAGACAAGAAGATCATCCTCTTAATTACATAAAATATATTCTGATTGATTATCAGTAAGTTATGAACATACGTTTGTTGTATTAGCAGTGCAAAACCGCCCTAAAAACCCCGTAAATCGGATAAAAACTAGGTGTTTTTGCAAGCAATATGCAAGCATAAAGAACAAATGAGTTATGAAAGTATATATTGATAGCAGAGATTTTAAGGTGTACTTATCTGTTACACATAAGTACAAGAGGTTTTATCTGTCAACTGGATTACAGACAACAGAGAAGTTTGACGGAATGGTTTTTCCTCGTTCCGACAAGTCGGCAAAGTCTAAGACCAACAGACTTGCACAGATATATAAGATGTGTGATGATTACATCAATGAGCATAGCAACGAAAGCGTTGACGAACTCAAAGAACATCTTAAAGAGTTGATTGTTGGCAAGAAAAGGAACAGGAACACCATTATTAGTGCAATAGAGAAGTTTATCGACACAAAGGATAAGACAGGTACTATAGCCGCCTACAAACATCTTATAACGGATATTTCCGTATATGATGAGAATGCCACGCTTGACGGAATAGATTTTTCGTGGGTAGAGGGATTCTATAAGCATGAGGAAGAAAAAGGCAGATGCAACAATGGTATTATTGGAGATATTGATAAATTGAAGTCAGTATTTAACTGGGCAAGAAGAAAAAAGCTCACTACTAATTATCCATTTGAGAGGGCAGCTTTCAAGAAAGATAGAACACGCAAGAGAAATCTATCTGTAGAGCAGTTACGAGCCATACGAGATATTAAACTCGATGCCCACGATAGTATATATAGAGATTTCTTTATGCTTGGTTTCTATTTGATAGGTACGAACTTGTCGGATATTCTAGACCTTACCAAGGAAGACTATAAGGACGGACGTATATCATTCTTCCGTAATAAGACTAACAGATTGTACGATATTAGAGTTGAGCCAGAGGCTAAAGAGATTATAGATAGATACAAGAATAATAGCAGCAGCAACGAATTATTTTCGTTTATGCGGATTACTCATTCAGCAGGGTATGCTCAGTTTACGACAAAATGCAACTATTGCCTTCGTTCTCTAGGAAAAAAGGTATATGACGGAAGACGATACGACCGAACAAATGATGCGATTGAGCCAGACCTGACAAGCTATTGGAATCGCCATACGTGGGCAACGTTCGCCGCAAAGATAGGAATACCTATGGAGATTATCGGAAGGGCATTAGGGCACTCTATTTGGGATAATTCAATAACTGGAGTGTACGTAGAATACGATACATCTAAGATTGACGAAGCCAACAGAAAGGTCATTGACTATCTGAATGCTGATTTAGAGTGTAATAAAGATAACAAATAAAACTCGAATGATGTTTTGAGTTTTCGAAAAGAGCAAATAAAAAGGGAGGCTATTAACCTCCCTTTCTTGCTATTTATCCGATAGAATAGTTTCTATCTTCTTACGATAATCAACAGAGCCATCAATGAATGCGTGCATGAATAGACTACTGTCGTTTATTGGCACACTGATAGGTTCGTTGATGAAGTCCTTTGTGACTTCCAAGTTATTCACCAATGCAGAAACAAGTCGTTTCTTCTCGTAATTGAATCCTTGCGTGAACCCTGCCGCAAATGGTGTAAGCGAGTGAAAGAACGGTGTTGGTTCTTCACTAAGATTTTGCAGTCTCTGTTTCAGAGTCAGTTCCTTTGTCTTTTCCATCATTATTCTTCTTTTCAATTTCTTTCTCCATTTTATGCAAGCGTTCAACCTCTTGCTCATAGATGTTGTCAATTGCATCAGAATACTTTAGGTATTGTGTAAGGCTCTTCTTGTGCTGCATAAACTCAGCCTTATTCTTATACTTCATACCTTGTATTGCGGTCAGTCTGTGACGCTGCATTTCAAGGTGCAGCTCATCATAAGCCCATATTGTTGTCTGTATAGCATCCCTCTCATTGTCGTTGCACTTTTCTGCAAGTTTGAGTGCTTCGCCATACTTTCTAAACAAAACGTTAATAAACAAAATTGCAATCGCCAAAAGCAAATACAAAATAGCTGGCTCAAAACGTTTGATAAACAGATAGAATACGCCTGTCATCGCAGCAATCAATACACTGACGTTACCGATAGTAACAAACCCTAATACTTTCTTAATCATTTTCTTCATATTTTTTATCCATTAATTTATTAAGACGCATATAGAAATACTCATCAGATTCTCCTTCATTTTTGAAGGTTAAATGATTTTGTTCAATAAAACCAAGTATTACATCAATGCTTTTCTTTCCTAGATTTCTAAGATTCTTTAAAGAATTAACATCAAGCTTTCTTAGTAAGTCGCCAACCGTATATACTTCACTATATCTAAATATGTTCATAATACGTACAGGAAAACCGAAGTTAGCGACATTCTCAGATAAAATCTTTGGCGGAGTAGCAATATCACTATTAGGTTTATCGCCCTTCTCACGTCTGTATGAATCAAAATCCATCTGCATATCCTTGATTTTTTTGTTCAGTCTTTCAACCTCAGATATTAAATGTTTGTTGGTAGAAATATGCTCGATAATTGTAATTTCGTTACGTGAAAACTTATCGCATGTCTTCGCTACTATCTGACGAATCCTAGTTGGTGTAAGGTCATACTCGTCGGCTAGGTCTTCAAAAGTCTTACCTTTAATAATCCCTTTTAGCATTTGAGATTCACGATAACTAATATGCGGCACAATATCTAGATAAGAAATGGCATCTATCGCCACAAATAACATACCTATTGCATTAGCTGATAATTGCCCCTTTGCTGTAGCAGCGTTTCTCATTTCGGCAAGTTCTATATTAATAGCATTCTTGCGCTCTTTGAGTTCTTTGAGCTTATCATCTATCATCTTTTCATTGACTG